CTATTATCAATGTAGATAATATTTCCAGTATATTTTTTCACCTCAGGATCCGCCAAACCATTGGTATATTCCTGACCAAGATAGTATGTACGATTATTTATTACGGTAGATAGACCTGTAAACGAAGTATCAATTGCTAAATTTGCTCCAGATGATGGAATAATTGTAAGATTTCCTCCAGTACCTGGATTACTTGTAAATTTAAGAGATTCGAGTCCATATCGTGGATTAGTTACACTAACTCCTGCTGTAGTAAATCCTGCAGTTGTTCTATCTTGCCAATACTTCAAAACTCCTGTTGTTTGATTGTAACTAATTACCCTACCAATTGCGGTAGATCCTGCAGAAATAGTTTGAGTTACATATGAGTCTGGATCAAAAGTTGCAGAACTATATCCAGTTCCTGTTAATCTAAGTGCAGATACTGCACTTGCTTTGTCCAAAGTTAAAATAGAAGAATCGGATCGTTTTGGGTTTTCTACAATACCAATTCTAGCAATTTGGTTTCCCGTAATAAAATCTGGATTAGAAATATCATTTTCAATTCTAGAATACATTAAAACGTTATATGCACCTAGTTCTCTGTAAATATCCGCACCATGTCCTCCTTGTGGGGTGATAATAACGTCAAAAGTTGGTCTTGTAGTTCCTGTTGGAACTCCACCTGCCTCCAAATCTATAGTTCCATAGGTATATCCAGAACCTTGATTTGAAATAGTTACTGATTGTACCTTTCTATCATTATTTGTTACAATTGTACACTCTGCCCCAATACCATCTCCTTTAATAGGAACTCTTGTATATTCTGTACCACCTTCAGGTCCAACAGCAATTCCTCTATTTGTGATAGTTGCAATTTTAATTGACCCGTCTACAGCATTATCTCTAACAGAAGAATTGTCTGTACTAGTTTCCCAATCTTGAGGAACTGGCATAAAGTCAGTTGATTCAAATTTTATAATATCACTCGGTCTAATTGTATAAAGATATTTCCAAATATAACCATCACCACTACTTCCAGCCGATCTTGGTTCTAAATCTGTAAATGTTGGTTCGTCTAGAGATGGTCTACCACTTGGATTATCTGGATCTGTCCCATTTTGAAGGCAAACATAAACCCTATAGTCACTATTTAAAACATAATATGCTGAAGAATATAAATTAGTAGCACCAGAAATTGGAGCAGTATTAGATCTACTGTAATCATGACGATACATGTCATAAGTAGTTCCTGACGACCACTCTCTTCTAGTTACAACCTGTCTCACATCTGAAGAGGTAATCTTCTTCAGTGCAATCATCGTATCCCAATAATTATTCTCCTCATTAAAATTATCCTTGGGTGATGGTGGATTATTATCCCAGTCTGGTTGAAAATTGGGAGCATTAGGTAATCCAATAAAAGAATAATACGAATTGCTTGAGGACTTAACTCCATCCACAAAATTCTTCGCATTTAATATTCTAATCTGGTCAGTTATAATGGCAGCCATTGGATACAGGTTTTTCTTTATTTATTGGAGTTTTTAACCCTTACTATTATGCTAATGCCAAGGAAGCGGACCCAATACCAGCAACAGTAAATGTCAAGAACCCAGCGCCGTCATGTGTTATAACTACTGGAGTTGATGATGCCTCACTAATAAAACCACCCGTAGCAGTTACAATTCCAGCAGAAATATTAGAAACAGTAATATCTGGTGATCCCGTTAATCCTTCTGCATTAGTTGCTGTTGTAGCAGTATCAGCATTACCAGTAAGAGGTCCACTGAACGATGCAGCGGTAATAATTCCTGAGGTATTTACACTGGTGCTTGCTCCAACTCCTGCATTTACTACATGAATTTTGCCAATCATGACAGGGTGCGCCGTGCATCTGTATTGCAATTCAGATGCTTCATTCATCCGAACATCCCAAAATAGTGTTCCATCTTGTACCGGATTAACACCAGAAATACCACTAGATCCTGTGAGAGCAACCCCAGCTACTGTTTCAATTTGAAATGGATGTGCTCCCATATTATTGATGAATCTATATCTCTGTCCTCGAAGAACAGTTATATCTGGATTCTGTTCTGTTCCATCAAATCCCTGACCGGTAAATGTGTAGTAAGTATTTGCTTCATCTGCTTGAAGAGTCCAAGATCCAACATACTCTACATAAGTTGCCACCCCTGAAATTGTTGATTGTGTAGATAAACCAGCGATTGATGCATAACTAGCAGTAGCAGCATTTCCCGAAATATCAGAAGTGATTGTTGCTGGCAATCTAGCGTCATCAATAGTGCCACCAAGAATATTTGCTGCATTAATAAGTGTTGTTGCTGTACCAGCATTGCCAGTTAGATCACCAGTTACATTGCCAATTAAAGGTCCAGAAAAACTAGTAGCAGTAACAACACCAGATTGCACATTAATGCCACCGGCAGTTATATCAATACCACCAGCAAGAACATCTAAACCAACTCTTGCTGTTGCAATGCCAAGTGAATCAACATTAGTTACATCCTGATAGGTTAGAACTCCTTCTACAGTTAAATTACCATTAATGTCAACATTTCCGTTAATATCGAGGGAAGATGCTGTTACTACGCCAACAGTAATATTTGGTGTGCCCTGTAAACCATCAGCAACCGTTGCTGTTGTTGCAGTTCCTGTAACATCACCAGTTAATGCACCTACAAATGAGTTTGCGGTGGCAGTAGCAAATGTTGATACTCCAGAAATAACGTGAACATTTGAAGAAATTAGATCGGGCAATCGATCATCACTAATAGTTCCTGTAGTAATGTTTGCACCATCGGCAAGAGTAGTTGCATTACTTGCAGTGCCCGTAACATCTCCTACTAATGGTCCGCTGAACGATGTAGCAGTTACGACACCAGTTACATTTAACCCTCCAGCACCAGTAAGAGATGCTCCAGAAGGGATAATAGCGCCATGAGTCAGCTCAACAGCACCTGAACCTGCCTCATTCTTAATACTATTGACTCTAATCTCAGACATCTTGGTTCTAATCTTTTTTTCTTCTTTTATTTATTAAAAAATATTCAACACATTTAATAAAATAGTGGTTCCAGAACCAACTGTCATAGTTCCGCCACTGGCAACTCTAATATTTTTTTCTCTAGCAAATACTAGATTTCCACTAGTATCATCTGATACTACTAGAATATCTTCCCCCGCTTTAACGATAATTTCTCTTGGCGTTTTAAAGAATGCATTTAGAGAAGATGTTGGATCTGGAGATAATGCAGTTGCAAATCCAGCTATTCCTGTTAATCTGCTTCCATCTCCATAATACTTATCATCTACAGTTAAAGAACCAGCTACTCCAACTACACCAAGAGTGGCAATACCAGTAACATTAAGATTTCTACTTATATTTACTTCATCATATGTGATGTCATCTCTTACATATAGGTCTCCACCAACATATAAGTCACCACCAGTGGTCGTAATTCCTCCATTACCAGATAAAGTAGCTATACCAGAAGTGTATAATTCATAAAAAGATCCAATACCACTGCCAATTACGTTTACAGCATTTGTTGCATCTGTTGCAAAACCAGCATTTGTTGCATATGTGGAAACTCCTGCGACATATGCATATGTCGCATCGGTAGAAATTCCTGCAGAACTTGCATAAGTTGCACTACTAGCATTACCATAAAAAGATCCAGTAAATGATGTTGCAGTTACTAATCCAGTTCCACTTACGCTTAAATTTCCTACAAACTTAACATCTCCTAAAGTTTCTAAAACTTTAGTTGGACTAGTCGTACCAATACCAACTTTTGCTAGAGTATTAATACCAACATTAGTTTCTTCCCAAACACTATTTTGAAATGCTAATGTTGATCCATCACCAAAATAATCATAAATCTCTTCAAAATTAGTGTTAATTTTTCCACCGGCAATCCTAAGGGAATCACCCGTCCCATCATTTGGTCCTATACCGGTGTTTATGCCTAATCTTGCCATTTATAGACCTTTTGGTTTAAAAATATTTAGACTATGTATTTCTTATATC